TGTGCCGTATGTTTTGCAACTGGTCAAATGTAGGAACCCCCAGCATTAGAAGGGGTATGAATGTTAGCTCTCTTACGGATATTACAACAAATACAACAGAAGTAAATATGACCAATGCTATGGATAATACAACTTATAGCATAACGGCTGCACATCAGTCTGCAAGTAGAACTACTTGGAATAACACACACAGCTCACAGCATGTAATTATGACTTCAAGTAAAATTAAACAAATCTGGTATAGCACCGACAGTAACATGCTTTATGTTGCAATCTTCTCTTGAGCTAAAGGAATTAAAATGACACAAACTTTTATTAAAATAGGCGGTGAAGAATATAATGCTGCCGATTATACAAAACCAGCGGAGCGCACGTTTCGTGAAGGTTGGGAAGCTAATGCAGACACAGGCGTTATCTCTGTCAACATGGCAAAGGCTAAGGACATCTGGCGTGATAAAATACGCACAGCTAGAGTTGAACCGTTGGCTGCTTTAGATACTGCGTTTATGAAAGCGCAGGAAACAGGCGCAAGCACAACTCAGATTGTAGCTGACAAGCAAGCGTTGCGTGATGCTCCTGCTTTAGCAAGTATCGATGCCGCCTCAACTCCTGATGAATTAAAAGCTATCCAACCAATACCTAATGTAACGGTGGAATAAATGACTAGCGTAATTCGTGGAGACGATAACTTTGACAGTGCTAATGTTGAGGATACTGTAAAGGCTTGGGTTTATACTTATACTTACGGTACTCAGACCATTAAAGATAGTAAAAACGTATCAAGCGTTACTGATATTGGAACAGGGAATGTTAGAGCAAACTTCTCAACAAGCATGACCAATATCTATTTCGCAACGGCTGGTAGCGCAGGTTATTCAAATAACCCATATCGTTACCTAGGTTTCTATGAACACGTTTCTTCATCCTACATGAGTGCTGTTGCTCTATATGATGCACAATCAAATTATGATGTAGATATGCATTGCATGATTGCATTTGATAGCTAAGGAAATAAATGTTAGGCTTTTTACCACTAGCAACTACTACTTTAGCATCCTCTCAGGCAGGTGTTTCTGCAGAGGTGGCTATCACTGGTGTAGTTGCTACTGGTACAGTTTCTAATGTTATAGAAAAAACTACAGCGGGTGTTTCTGGTGCGTCTGCTACAGGTTTTGTAAGTAACGTTTCTGCAAATGTTGATGAATTATTAAGTGCTGTTTCTGCTGCTACATCTATAGGCTCTATAGCTTTAGTTTTTGGTAAAATTGTATCAGGTGTATCAGCAATAGGTACAGTAGTATCTGTAGGTTTTGACGCTAAAGGCAATCATGTATTGTCTTCTGTAAGCGCAACAGGCTCTATTGAGTCAGTTTCTATTGATGGCTTTGAAGTTGATGTATCTGAAAGTTTACAGTCTGTTTCTGCTGCAGGTGCAATAGGTGCCCTAAAAGTTAATACGTCTGAATCACTAGCTAGTATATCTGCAACAGGTACAGTAGTAGCTGTAGGTTTTGATGCTAAAGGTAATCATACATTAGGATCTGTAAGTGCTACAGGGTCTATTAATGGTTTTGAAGTTGCTGTAGTAGAAAGTCTACAGTCTGTTTCTGCTACGGGCACAGTGGTAGCTGTAGGGTTTGATGCTAAAGGTAATCATACACTAGGTTCTGTAAGTGCTACAGGATTTGTTCAGCCCGTAAGTATTAATGACTTTGAAGTTGATGTATCTGAGCGTTTACAGTCTGTTTCTGCTGCAGTTTTACTTGGTATTGTACAAGCCATAGTTAATGCAGACGCGCTAATTACTGGTGTAGCATCAACAGGTAGTGTAGCAAATGTTATAACGCATGTTGGTGTAGGTGTTTCTGGTGTACTAGCTACAGGTTCCGTCGAACCCCTTAGCTTTGATATATTTGAAGTTGATGTATCTGAAAAGCTACTGTCTGTTTCAGCTACTGGTGTAGTAACTTCTGTAAAACCCAATTTAAGCTTCTTACTTAATAGTGTATCTGCTAATACAAACATATCTGATGTTTCATCTACAGGTACTACATTACAGTTTGATGTAGATGCCTTTGATAGAGATAGAGTTATCTATATAACAGCTGCACCAAAAGAGAACGTAATATACATTAAACCAGATAATAGAACCCTTATACTTAATGAAATAAGTAATATTAATCAAACAGTAAGAGTTGCAGCCTAAAGGATAACAAATGTCATATAAGTGGCCTGATAAAGATAAAGATGAATTGCTTGACTACAGCATTGATTGGTCACGCTTTTTAGGTACAGATAATATTTCTGCAGTAACGTGGTTTATAGACGCTGCAGATGGTACTAAAACACAGGTTAGCAGTACTGATGTTGTTGATGGATTACAGTTTATTCAAGGTACATATACTAATACTGTCTCTACAATTAGATTAGGTTTAGGTACAAATAATAAACGCTATAAAATTACGTGCAAAATAACTACAGTGGGTTCCTTAGTATATGAACGCTCTGTCCTGTTGCGCGTGAGGGAGAAGTAAGATGGCATACGATTATCTTGGGTTAGTTAATGATGTGAATCGTAGGCTTAATGAAGTAGAATTAACATCTTCTAATTTTGCTGCCACTACAGGTTTTTACAGTTTTGCTAAAGATGCAGTAAACTCTTCTATTCGTCACATACAACAGGAAGAGTATGAGTGGCCTTGGAATCACGTAGAGCAGGAAGAAATACTACTTGCTGGTGAGGTTCGTTACAGTTTTCCTTATGATGCTAAGACTATCAATATGAATAGCTTTCGTATCAAAAGAAATGCAGATTTAAGCGTAGATACCGTTAAACTTAAAGTACTTAGCTATGAAGAATACCTTGACAAGTATGCTGATTATGAGTATAACTCTAACACTAGCGTAAGATCTGTACCCTCTTTTATTATAAGAGCGCCTAGCAGGGAGTTACTGGTAGTACCAGCCCCAGACAAGGCATATGAATTAGTTTATGAATATTACACAACTGGTTTTGATTTAGAGCTACACTCAGATGTTCCTAATCTCCCCGAAATGTACAAATATGTAATCGTTGATGGTGCTATGTACTATGTCTATCAGTTTAGAGGTGACATGCAAGCAGCACAATTAGCTATGCAGAAGTTTGAGCAGGGAATTAAACAATTACGTAGCATACACATAAACCGTACTGAATATGTACGTGATCGAAGAGTATCCTTCTAATGGCAACACAATGGCAGACATTTCCTATAGAGTTTAGAGGTGGTCTTATCTCTAATCTCAGCCCGTTGCAGCATGGTACAAATGCTGTCGGATCTGCCACTATATTACAAAACTTTGAAGCCAATAAAGAGGGTGGGTACTCTAAGATAAGAGGCTATGAAAAGTACAGCACAACAACTGTACCTGGATCTGGTTCAATATTAGCACTTAAAGTTATTAGCTCTGGCAGAGTCATAGCTGCACGTAAGAATGGTAGTAATAAAACACAGTATTACTATAGTACAGGCACTTCTTGGACTAGCATGGCTACTAGCGTTGGTACTAATGGCGGTAAAGCTAGGCACGTTCTGTACAACTTAGATGGTGAGGATAAAGTTATATTTGTTGATGGTACTAACTACCCAGCTATATATAATACATCAGGTAACTCTACTACCTTTATGACAGCCTCTAATAGCACAGATGTTTCGGGTGCAGAACACGTAACTGTATTTAAAAACACTGCCTTCTACTCTAAAGGTAACAACGTCTACTTTACTGCACCTTTCACCGTAGATGACTTTAGTGTTGCTAATGGTGCAGGTTCTATAAACGTAGCAAATGATGTTACAGGTATGGCAGTATTTCGTGACCAACTTATTATATTCACTTCTGATACAATTAAGCGCTTAACAGGTAATAGCTCTGCTGACTTTACTGTGTCACCAATTACTGATCGTATCGGCTGTATAAATGGCGATACTATTCAAGAGGTCGGTGGTGATATTATGTATCTCGCCCCTGATGGTATTAGGTTATTAAGTGCTACTGACCGTATTGGTGACTTCGCTTTGGATGTAGCATCTAATCAGATCCAGAAAGATGCCACCCTATTTCTTAGTCAAACATCTAACTTTTGTTCTGTGTTATTTAAAGAAAAAGCCCAATACAGAATATTTGCGTATGTACAATCAGAGCAAGGTACTGCAGCTAAAGGTCTTATAGCTACAAAGTTTATCTCTCAAGGTGCTACAGGTATAGCTTGGTCAACTACTAA